TTCAGGAGCGCATGGCAGAACACATCCGGTACATGGTTGAAACCATTGCTCACCATCAGGTTGATATTGATTCAGAGGTATAAAACGGATGAGTACAGCACTCGCAACGCTGGCTGGGAAGCTGGCTGAACGTGTCGGCATGGATTCTGTCGACCCACAGGAACTGATCACCACTCTTCGCCAGACGGCATTTAAAGGCGATGCCAGCGATGCGCAGTTCATCGCATTGTTGATCGTCGCCAACCAGTACGGCCTTAATCCGTGGACGAAAGAAATTTACGCCTTCCCTGACAAGCAGAACGGCATCGTTCCGGTGGTGGGCGTTGATGGCTGGTCCCGTATCATCAATGAAAACCAGCAGTTTGATGGCATGGACTTTGAGCAGGACAATGAATCCTGTACATGCCGGATTTACCGCAAGGACCGTAATCATCCGATCTGCGTTACCGAATGGATGGATGAATGCCGCCGCGAACCATTCAAAACCCGCGAAGGCAGAGAAATCACCGGGCCGTGGCAGTCGCATCCCAAACGGATGTTACGTCATAAAGCCATGATTCAGTGTGCCCGTCTGGCCTTCGGATTTGCTGGTATCTATGACAAGGATGAAGCCGAGCGCATTGTCGAAAATACCGCATACACTGCAGAACGTCAGCCGGAACGCGACATCACTCCGGTTAACAATGAAACCATGCAGGAGATTAACACTCTGCTGATCGCCCTGGATAAAACATGGGATGACGACTTATTGCCGCTCTGTTCCCAGATATTTCGCCGCGACATTCGCGCATCGTCAGAACTGACACAGGCCGAAGCAGTGAAAGCTCTTGGATTCCTGAAACAGAAAGCCACTGAGCAGAAGGTGGCAGCATGACACCGGACATTATCCTGCAGCGTACCGGGATCGATGTGAGAGCTGTCGAACAGGGGGATGATGCATGGCACAAATTACGGCTCGGCGTCATCACCGCTTCAGAAGTTCACAACGTGATAGCAAAGCCCCGCTCAGGAAAGAAGTGGCCTGACATGAAAATGTCCTACTTCCACACCCTGCTTGCTGAGGTTTGCACCGGTGTGGCTCCGGAAGTTAACGCTAAGGCTCTGGCCTGGGGAAAACAGTACGAGAACGACGCCAGAACCCTCTTTGAGTTCACTTCCGGCGTTAATGTTACTGAATCCCCGATCATCTATCGCGACGAAAGTATGCGCACCGCCTGCTCTCCCGATGGTTTATGCAGTGACGGTAACGGCCTTGAGCTGAAATGCCCGTTTACCTCCCGGGATTTCATGAAGTTCCGGCTCGGTGGTTTCGAGGCCATAAAATCGGCTTACATGGCCCAGGTGCAGTACAGCATGTGGGTGACGCGAAAAGATGCCTGGTACTTTGCCAACTATGACCCACGAATGAAGCGTGAAGGCCTGCATTATGTCGTGGTTGAGCGGGATGAAAATTACATGGCGAGTTTTGACGAGATGGTGCCGGAGTTCATCGAAAAAATGGACGAGGCACTGGCTGAAATTGGTTTTGTATTTGGGGAGCAATGGCGATGAAGCATCCTCACGATAATATCCGCGTAGGCACGATCACTTTCGTCTACTCCGTTACAAAGCGAGGCTGGGTATTTCCCGGCCTTTCTGTTATCCAAAATCCACTGAAAGCCCAGCGGCTGGCTGAGGAGATAAATAATAAACGAGGGGCTGTATGCACAAAGCATCTCCTGTTGAGTTAAGAACGAGCATTGAGATGGCACATAGCCTTGCTCAAATTGGAGTCAGGTTTGTGCCAATACCAGTAGAAACAGACGAAGAATTTCATACGTTAGCCGCATCCCTTTCACAAAAGCTGGAAATGATGGTGGCGAAAGCAGAAGCAGATGAGAGAGACCAGGTATGACAACCACTGAATGCATTCTTCTGGCAGCGGGCTTTATATTCTGTGTGCTTATGCTTGCCGACATGGGACTTGTTCAATGACACCTCAGCAGGAAAACGCCCTTCGCAGCATTGCCCGTCAGGCTAATTCTGAAATCAAAAAAGCCAGACAGCAGTTTCCGGATAAAAACGTCGATGACATTTGCCGTAGCGTACTGAAGAAGCACCGCGAAACGGTAACGCTGATGGGATTCACACCGACTCACTTAAGTCTGGCAATCGGTATGTTAAACGGCGTCTTTAAGGAACGGTGAACATGAAAAGCAAAATCATCAGGGAGCTACAGGCTCCTTTTTTATTATTCGCATTCACCCTCAAGCGTATTAACCAACAATTCAGGGATTAATGAAAGATGGCAGATATCATTGATTCAGCATCAGAAATTGAAGAATTACAGCGCAATACAGCAATAAAAATGCGTCGCCTGAACTACCAGACTGTATCCGCAACTCATTGTTGTGAGTGTGGCGATCCGATAGATGAACGAAGACGCCTGGCAGTTCAGGGTTGTCGGACTTGTGCAAGTTGCCAGGAGGATCTGGAGCTTATCAGTAAACAGAGAGGTTCGAAGTGAGCGAAATTAATTATCAGGCACTGCGTGAAAAGGCAGAGAAAGCAACTAAAGGAAGCTACATCGTAGGGCATACATCTGTTAACCAGCACGGCAATTTAACAGGAGTTTTTGTTTGCCAAAAATGGAAAGGAGAACCCGGTGGCGTGATTGCGGAATGTCATGTTAACTGCCTGATTGAATCAGATGCTCAGGCTTATGCAAACGCTGAATTCATAGCAGAGGCTAACCCGGCTACCGTGCTGGCACTGCTGGATGAACAGGAAAGAAACCAGCAATACATCAAACGCCGCGACCAGGAGAACGAGGAGATTGCGCTTACGGTTGGGAAGCTGCGTGTTGAGCTTGAAGCAGCAGAGAACAACCTTATTGATAGTGAATGCCATGTTGCTGAACTGGAAGAAGCTCTACGCGATAAGCAGGCGTTACTTGAAGCCTCAGAAAAGCGCAACGCAAAATTACAAAGCGAGAATGCATACATCCGCAACCGGTACAAAGAACTGGACCTATTAATCGGGAAAAACATTCTGGTCATGCAGGCTGCCATTATCGAATGGCAGGCAACTGGCGACGCTAAGAGCGGACTAGCATGGATTTATAACACACTGTTTGGCCCTGGCGAATTACCGGACGAATCTGAGAAAGATGCTCAGGCCTACTTTAATCGCAAATATGCACCGATTGACGAAAAGCTTATGGCGCTTCACAAGTGGTTTTGGGAACAAAGTGAAGCCGAGCGCGCCGCTGGCATTCGCATCAAAGGAGAGTGAGATGAACGGACAAATCTCAATTGTTCGACCAGGAGCATGTGACGATAGCGAGATACGCATGATTATTCGTCTGGCGAGGGGGAAAACAATAACTGTTCTCATTACTCCAGAAAATCTCGCATTAGCATTAACAGGAAAGTCAGACCTGCCAGTAGAGCTAAAGCTGCGAAATGTTGAGATTAAGGTGAAATAGCTATGACCACTTTTACCAATAGCAAACTAACAGACGAATACGTTTCAAATGCAACGTTGATTCGGCTCATTCTGTGGTCTGACCAGCACAATAGCCATTATGTTGTAGCGGCTCTGCGCGAGCTACAGGAGCGCCGCAAGGCTGATAGTGCAGAACCTGTAAGCCAAACTTACAAGTTGCCAGTTAATACACCTTGCCAAGATGCGCCAGCCCATATCTGGCTGCAAACGGCTGGAGTATGGCCAGAAGATGGCGAGTTAAGCGAATTAACGTGGTGCAGCCACAATCAACACCATGATGACACGCTATATGTTCGAGCTGACCTTGTGAATGGCAACTATCCGGCAACTCCGGATGGTTGGATAAGCTGTAGTGAGCGAATGCCTGAAATGGGAGAGCGACAATGCTATGTGTTAGCAGCTGACTTTAAAAACAACTACCCACCAAACATCCCCAACACTCAGGTCGGCGTATATGGCGACTGGTTTAATGATGGCAAGCCCACTTGGGATGACGGTGATGGCGAAGACCTGTATCTCAAAGAGGTAACCCACTGGATGCAGCTACCAGAACCGCCGCAGGAGGTGAAATGATGAATTGGCCTGAAGCATTCACCGCAGTTGGAGTTGCAATAGCGGTGGCATTTATTCTGTATTCGCTTTTCCGCTGGGGATAAAGGAATGTTCGCTCTGATTCAACGTGGTCAGATATACACGGACAGAGCCGGATACCCTGTGGTGATTACTCGCAGCACTGAGCACTCAGTGTTCTTTCGACGCATGGACGGACACTCCGGTCGAGTACGCATCAGTGAATTCAACAACCAGTTTGAACATATTGATCACCAGGAATACCGACAAATACTGGCAGAAACAGAGCAGGAAGCTCACCTGAAAAAATTACGCGCCATGAAAAGGAAGTGAACCGCCCCGGAAATCCTGGAGA